TATCAAAAAAATATTTTGCAAAAAAAGTTGGGAGTTTAGTTAGTAAAGTTTCATTCAAAGGAAAGAAAAAGATAAAACGAATGAAAACTAAATAGCTTTAGGATCGAAGTTGTATAACTCGGAGTAAACGTCTTTAATACGCATGAATTTAGCCCCGTGCTGATCGAAGTCATCATCGCCTCGAACGTAGAGAGCTAAGTGAACCATTTCATGGAGGAGGGTTTGGAAGATAGTAATGAAGTGCCCACAAGAACCAGAACTTATTTCAATGGCCATGTCTACCTCGTCAAAGCAACCATAGATAGCAGGGTTCTTAATGACACGGAACTTAACTTTGTCTGACTTAGGCATAGGGAGTCTATTGAAGGGTGGCATTTTACACGCCATGTTGTATAGGATCTCTAGGTTTTTCTTAGTCAACGTGGTTTTCATATGGTTATTATACTAAATAAGTTGCGGCTAAAACCCAAAGTAGTATAAAATAGTCGAATTAGCTGCAAAATTCTACCCAAAGGTGTATCAGCGACACATGCAAGACCAAAATACTCAAGAAAATCAACAAGATAAACCCAGTAACGAGGTTGTTATTGTGCCTTTTATCGAAGAAAACATACCTATGCCCAAGAATGCAAGGGAAGCCCTACCAAGTATGACGTCGGAAGACGAAGTTATGATTCGAGCTAAAACAATTAAAGAAGTAAGTGACATTATGGGTGAAGAAATTGCGCCAAACGCAGAAAATGTTAAAGAAGCAGAAGATTTAGCACGCAAAATGGTAGAAAACCCAGGTATGAAACAAGAGTATGGTCTATACGCAAATGAAACCGTGGCCTACTTAGGTGGACTTGTTGGGTCATACAACCACATGATCGTAAAAGACCTAGCTGATTTGAAGTTATACGTGGTAAACAAGTTGGTTGAGATTGTGCATCATGAGGATAGTAACCTTAAAGAACAAATTACAGCATTAAGATCGATTGGTGAAGTCGATGGTGTCGATGCGTTTAAGAAGAAGACCGAAGTTATCCACAAGATGGAGACGATGGAAGAAGTTGAAAAAGAATTACTTAGTATGCTTAGTGAACTAAAACAAAAAGCGTTGATAAAACCTAAATCTGAAATTATAGATGCAGAAATTGTAGAAGATGCCAGAGACGAAACCAAAACTGACGAGTAAGGATATCGAGGAGTTACAAGCCCTTTTTCCTGAAGCAGACGAGGCCCAAAAGGTTAAGCTCCAGAAACTTCTTAAAATATATAAAACCAAGGTTGTCGAGAAATCGGGCAAAGAAACGTTTTTAGATTTTATACAACATGTATACCCAGGTTACATGATAGGAGACCATCATAGGAAACTTGCTCAGATATTTGAAGACATTGCGAACGGCGTCAAGAAACGAGTTATTGTTAACATTGCTCCGAGGCACGGGAAGAGTGAGCTTATTTCATATCTTGCTCCAGCCTGGTTTCTTGGTAAATACCCTAATAAGAAAGTTATTATGGCGTCGCATACGGCTGACCTTGCTGTTAATTTTGGTCGTCGGGTTAGAAACTTGGTGGGTAGTGACGCTTATAAAGATATCTTCCCACAGGTAGAACTACAAGCAGATAGTAAATCGGCATCACGATGGGGGACAAATTTTAATGGTGAATATTTCGCAATTGGTGTTGGTGGTGCCCTCGCTGGTCGCGGCGCTGATCTTTTTATCATTGATGATCCACACTCCGAGCAAGATGCAAAACTTGGAAGGGCTGATGTCTTTAAGCCTGCTTGGGAGTGGTTTCAATCTGGCCCTCTTCAACGTCTTATGCCAGGTGGTGCGATTATCGTAGTGATGACTCGGTGGTCTAAGTTAGACTTGACTGGTGAAATTGTTAACCAGATGATAAAACAAGAAGGCGTAGACGAGTGGGAAGTCGTAGAGTTTCCTGCGATCATACATAATAAACAAGGTGAAGAAGAATCACTATGGCCTGACTTCTGGCCACTCAAAGAACTCTTAGCAAAGAAAGCGGCGTTAGATGTTCGGTACTGGAATGCGCAATACTTGCAAAACCCGGTGTCAGAAGAAGGTGCTTTAGTTAAAAGGGAGTGGTGGAAGATATGGGAAGAAGAAGATCCACCGAGTTGTGAGTTTACGATCATGAGTTTAGATGCTGCCCAAGAGGCGAATAACAGAGCGGACTATAACGCGCTCACCACTTGGGGCGTCTTTTTTAACGAAGAAACCAATAACTATAATATAATACTATTAAATAGCATTAAGCAACGACTAGAGTTCCCAGAGTTAAAAGAGCTTTGTATACAAGAATATAAAGAGTGGGAACCAGATGCATTTCTAGTCGAAAAGAAATCTAACGGTGCTGCACTTTATCAAGAGTTTAGACGGATGGGTATTCCCGTCGGTGAGTTTACACCAGGTAAAGGACAAGACAAAATAAGTCGAGTTAATGCTGTGTCAGACTTGTTTAGAAGTGGTATAGTGTGGGCTCCCGACAGACGATGGGCACATGAGGTTATAGAAGAGTGCAACGACTTTCCAAGTGGCGCAAATGATGACTTAGTTGACTCAACAACGTTAGCATTAATGAGATTCAGACAAGGTGGGTTTATTAGATTACCTAGTGATGAGCCTGAAGATATACCAGGATTTAAAAGTTCTCGAAACAGATTATACGCAATATAAGGATAAATTATGGCAGACAATGTAGATAAAAGTATAAGTCAAGCACCTCAAGGTCTAGAAGAATTAGCGATGGGTCAACCAGACCTTTCTATTGAGATTGAAAACCCAGAAAGTGTAACACTTGATGACGGTAGTATGGAAATTACAATCATTCCAGGTAAAGATGTTGCCGGAGATGAATTCAATGCAAACTTAGCAGACGATATGGATGAAGGTCAGTTGACTGAATTGTCAGGTGATTTAATTGGTGAATACGATGCCGATATTAATTCAAGAAAAGATTGGTTAACTACTTATGTAGACGGCTTAGAATTACTAGGCTTAAAAGTAGAAGACAGAACAGAACCGTGGCCCGGCGCATGTAATGTATATCATCCCTTAATGACAGAAGCGCTGGTTAAGTTCCAAGCTGAAACTATGATGGAAACATTCCCCGCCGCAGGCCCAGTTAAAACCGTAATTATCGGTAAGCAAACAAAAGAAAAAGAAGATGCTGCTGAACGTGTAAAAGATGATATGAACTATCAGCTCACGGACATGATGCCTGAGTATAGACCTGAGCATGAAAGAATGTTATGGGGTCTAGGTTTATCAGGTAATGCATTTAAGAAAGTTTATTATGATCCAGCGTTAGAGCGTCAAGTGGCGATGTATGTTCCAGCTGAAGATATTGTAGTACCTTACGGGGCTTCTAACTTAGAAACAGCTGAGCGTGTTACACATGTTATGCGCAAGACTAAGAATGAATTACATAGATTACAAGTGGCAGGTTTTTATCGCGATGTAGATTTGGGTGAACCGTTTTTAGACATTGATGAAGCAGAGAAAAAGATTGCGGAAAAATTAGGTTTCAATCCTACAGAAGATGATCGTTATAAAATTCTTGAATTACATGTTAACTTAGATTTAGAAAATGGTGATAGTGAAGATGGTATTGCATTACCTTATGTAGTAACTATTGAAAAAGGTACAGGCACTATCTTAGCCATTCGTCGTAATTGGAATCCAGATGATAAGTTAAAATCTAAACGTCAACACTTTGTACACTATGGTTATATTCCAGGTTTTGGTTTCTATTGCTTCGGTTTAATTCATTTAATCGGCGCCTTTGCTAAATCTGGCACGATGATACTTCGTCAGTTAGTTGATGCAGGTACACTAGCTAATTTACCAGGTGGTCTTAAGTCTCGTGGTCTACGCATTAAAGGCGATGATACTCCGATTGCACCAGGTGAATGGCGTGACGTAGATGTACCAAGTGGTGCAGTGCGTGACAACATTTTACCGCTTCCTTATAAAGAGCCTTCACAAGTTCTTAACCAATTGATGAATCAGATCATCGAAGAAGGACGACGTTTTGCTTCAGCAGCAGATATGAAAGTGTCTGACATGAGTGCTAACTCTCCCGTGGGCACAACCCTTGCTATATTAGAAAGAACTCTCAAAGTAATGTCAGCTGTACAAGCTCGTATTTACTATGCAATGAAACAAGAGTTTAAATTACTTAAAGGCATTATTCGTGATTACACGCCAGAAGAATATTCTTATGATCCTGAAGTAGGTGATCGTCGTGCTAAGCAAGCTGACTATGATAACGTAGATGTTATTCCAGTAAGTGATCCTAATGCTGCAACGATGTCACAGAAAGTTGTTCAGTATCAAGCAGTTATGCAGATGGCACAAGCTAATCCACAAATTTATGACCAAGTAGAACTTAATAAACAAATGTTAGAAGTACTTGGTGTTAAGAATATTAGCAAGCTTATTCCATCGTCTGACGATCAAACACCAAAAGATCCTGTGTCTGAAAATATGAATATTATTAATGGTAAACCTGTTAAAGCATTTATTTATCAAGACCATCAAGCACATATTCAAGTACATATGACAGCTATGCAAGATCCTAAGATTCTACAAATGGTAGGACAGAATCCACAAGCCGGTGCAATTCAAGCTGCAGCTATGGCACACATTAATGAGCACGTAGCGTTTGAATATAGAAAACAACTTGAAGAACAATTAGGTGTACCACTACCTAAACCTGATGAAACATTGCCAGAAGATATAGAGTTTGAATTATCTAAAGTTATGGCTGAAGCGGCTAAGAAACTTGCTGCTAAGTCTGCTTTTGAAGCTCAACAAGAACAAGCTCAACAACAGCAACAAGATCCAATTATTCAAATGCAGCAACAAGAGTTACAACTTAAAGCACAGGATCTACAAATTAAACAGCAAAAAACTCAAGCAGATATTCAAGCAGAACAAGCTAGACTTGAACTTGATAAGATGCGTATTGAATCTCAAGAACGTATTGCTGGTGCTCAGTTGGGTGCGCAAGCAGTTAAATCAGATAAAGACATTGAAGCTAAACAATTTGTTGAGGGAACTAAATTAGGTATTCAAGCAGTTAAAGATAATAACGAGCAAGACATACGTAAAGAACAAGCTCAACTACAATACCGTGCCCAGATGGAACAAATACAAGCCCAAAAAAGGAATCAACAACCACAGGAGTAATAAATCATGGACCAAACGCTAGAGCTATTATTGTCTCGAATAGATGATCAGCGCAAAACAGTTTTAAATAATTTAGGAGACGGAGCAGCAAAAGATTTTGCTTCGTACCAAAATATGACCGGATATATTCGAGGTTTATCCGTAGCAGAAAGTTTAATTAAAGACCTCGCACAAAGAATGGAGACGTTTGAAGATGAGTGAGCAAATCCTTACGATGAATAAGAATTTGGTAGATGCAAGTGGTCGACCAATTAATATTCCAACGCTAGACGCAGTAGATGCAGAAGATATACCAATTGAAGAACGTGGATTACAATTACCTGAGCCTAAAGGATACAAGATACTTTGTGCAATTCCTGATGCGGCAGAAACATATAAAGGCGGTATTGTAAAAGCAGATTCAACTAGAACTATAGAAGAACATTCGACCGTAGTTTTGTTTGTAGTAAGAGTAGGTGACCTAGCTTATAAAGATGAAGTTAGATTTCCTACGGGTCCATGGTGTAAAGAGGGTGATTTTGTTTTGACACGTGCATACGCAGGTACAAGATTTAAAATCCACGGAAGAGAATTCCGCATTATTAACGACGATACAGTTGAGGGGGTTGTTGCAGATCCTCGCGGCTACACTCGCGCATAAGGAGTAATATATGGCTGACGTAAAAGATGGAGATATTGTTTTTGAATATCCAGATGATGACGAAATACCAGGTAGTAAAGTATCTGATGAAAAAGAAATTGATCTAGAACCAAAACCAATAGAGCCAAATGAAACAACAAAAGCTGCTATTAAAGAAGCAAGGCAAGACGACTTTGATTTAGAAATTGAAGATGATATCCCAGCTGCGGATAGAGGCAAAGAACCTTTACCCAAAGAAAAAGTCGAAGAACTAGAAAATGACACATTAGAAGATTATTCTGAACGTGTTAAACAACGTATGGCGCAGCTTAAAAAAGTTTGGCATGACGAAAGACGTGCTAAAGAATCCGCTGATCGTGAAAGACAAGAAGCAATTAAATTTGCCCAGCAAATTGCGGAAGAAAATAAAAAGTTAAAAACTACTTTAAGCTCTGGCGAATCGACTTATATTGAAACACTTAAAAATTCGCTAGAACAGCAATTAGATTTAGCTAAACGAGATTATCGTGAGGCGTATAATGCGGGTGAAACTGACCAAATTATTAACGCTCAGCAACGCATGAATGATGCTCAAATGCGTTTATCTCAAGCTCAACAGTATGAGCCTAGATTTAAAAATGCTTTACAGGAACCTGAAAATCCTGTATATATACAACAAAATCAAAATCAATCTTTTAAACCAGACAATAAAGCAGTCGCTTGGCAAGATAATAACGACTGGTTTGGTAAAGATGAAGAAATGACAAGCCTAGCATTAGGCGTACATGAAAAATTAGTTAGAAGCGGGATCAGTCCTACCTCTGACGAATATTACCGTCGTATAGATAGTACGATGCAGAAACGATTCCCAGAATACTTTGGGGATGCAACGCTAGACGAGGACCAACCCGCCCAGCGCACGAAACCTTCGACTGTAGTTGCCCCGGCAACGCGTAGTACCGCGCCTAAAAAAGTACGATTGACGAAGACACAAGTAGCGTTAGCCAAAAAATTTGGTCTAACACCGGAGCAATATGCAAGAGAAACTTTAAAATTGGAGAACACAAATGGATAATACAAGATTAGATCGAGAACAAGATACAAGAAATGATTTTCAACGTGCAGATAGCTGGAAACCTGCCTCCCTATTACCTGAATTTAAAAAGGTACCAGGTTGGGCATACCGTTGGATTCGTACAAGTGTCATGAACGAAGCTGATAATCTAAATGTCTCTTCAAAAATGCGTGAAGGATGGGAACCCGTTAAATTAGCGGACCACCCTGAAATGAAGTTAATGGTCGACCAAAACAGCCGTTTTAAAGACGGTATTGAAATTGGCGGCTTATTACTTTGCAAGATCCCCGAAGAGTTTGTTGCACAACGTAAGGCTCATTATGCTTCACAAGCAAAACAACAAGCCGATGCAGTTGACAACAACTTTTTAAAACAAAGT